TTCCATCGAAGACATCATGGCTTCTCCGGCCGGTATTTCAAAGGCTGTTCTTCAAAGTATTCCAACTGATTATCCGACCTTTGAAATGGGTGATTCCATGTATCCGTTAGGTTTATATGCCCGTTCCAATAATGCTTCTAAAATCATTGGTAATCTTCCCAAGAAAATCGAGGCTGCCCTTGAATTAGTCGAAAATGAAGAACTCTATGACGTTGACCTTCTGTTGGAAGGCGGTATGGGAACTATCTATGTCGGAGCTATGGATGTGGCTTATCAAAGCTATGAAGAAAAGCTCCAGGCTGCAATTAGGGCTGATACCGAGCGTGGGGATGGCCAAACAACTGAACAAGATAAAGTTAAGGAGCAATATCCGAATGGCTATGATCCAGAAGCTGCATTATTCGATGATACCAAAGTTATTCAAGGTGTAACGGATATGCGTACTGGTAAGTCTACATTATCTTCCGCAGCTGAACAAGTAATCGCTAATCATCGAGCTATTCAATCGGCTTTCTTAAAATTAGCTTCTGCTCAGCAAGAAGGCGGACGAGGCGATGTATTCTTCATTGGTGATACAATTCGTCAAATTTCCGTTGAAGGCAAGGATAATAAGATTGAAAAACAATTTGGAATGCCCTTAGTCAATGCAGCTTATACTGCTCTGGATAATGTTAAGCATTCTTTCTCGACTTCAATCTACTGGCCTAACAGGCATTTATATGATGGATTAGCTTCCTCTTATATGGCTGTTTATCCGTATTTCTTAAAGGTACAAGATCCTGTAAACAGTACTCAATTCTGGGCTCCTGCTTCTGGATTTGTCGCTCAAAAGATTGCTGCTACGGATGCCTTATATGGTCCATGGCAAGCCGCCGCTGGAATGAATAATGGTGTACTAAGTTCTGTGCTTGATATTTCCTTCTCCACTCAGCAAAAGCAACGAGATGATTTATATCGTATTTCTCTTAATCCGATTATCGTATCTCCTTCTTCCGGAACAATGTTGTACGGAATTAGAACTATGATAAAGCGCGACTCAGCGTTAGATCAAATTTCTGCCCGAAGAACAATGCTTTACATTCTTAAACTGTTGCGTGATACTGCCAAGCAATGGCTGTTTGAAGGTAATACCTTGTACACCCGTTTGAATGTAACAAATGTATTAACTCCGGCCTTTGATGCGCTGCAAGAACAACGAGCAATCTATTCTTATGTTCTTGTTTGTGATGAAAGGAATAATACAGAAACTGAGATTGATGCAGGTGTAATGCGTATCTCAGCATATGCAGCTCCGACGCGTAGCGCTGAACGTATTCTCATTGACTTGACTGCTTCTAAATCGGGTGTGATTTCAACAGAATTTAGCGCTTAATATTGCACTAAATTAACACCGAACAATTTTAAGGGTTTCCATATTTTCTATGGAAACCCTTAAAATTTAATAAAATGTCTAAAAAATTAACTCAAGAAGAATTTATTAAAAAAGCCAAAGT